GCGGCCACATAGTCCGAGTGGTTGACCTCGCGGCCCGGCCCGCCGATGCCCTCGGTAAGCTGGGTAGCGGAAGCCGTCCCAACACTGTCGAGAGTGGTGACCGAGGCGGATTTAACAGAATCAGCAGCCATTGCTCAATGTCCCTTACGGAGTGATGTCAGCGCCGGTGGAGTCGGCGCAGTTGACTTGCAGAACCTTGCCCGGCTGCGTGCGGGTCGAGCCGAACGAAGTCTGGGTGTAGATCTGATAGGGATGACCGGAGAGGTCGTTGCGCTGGCTGGCGATGTTGGTCATGTCGCGCCAGATGCCGAGATACAGGCCCGACTTCGCGAACGCGATGCAGTTCCTGATGCTGGAGGCCACCGCAAGCCGCTCGGAAACGACGATATCGAAGCCGAGGAAGCGGGTGATCTTGCCATCGGTGAGAACCGGGCGGTCGTTGAACTCGGTCGAGACAACCTGAACCTGCTTGAGCAAGTCGGCTTCCTGAGACGAGCCGATCACGAGGCACAGCGGATCGCTGTCAATATCGACGTGATAGTGACGGAAGATGCGCTTGGCTTCGATGAGCTTGGCAACGGTAAGGCCCACCGAGGTCGCGCCCGCGCCGAAGGTATCGGCGATGCGGAAGTTGGTGGTGTCGAACGTCTCGGGAGTGAGAGACGCTGCGTCCTGCCCGGTCTGTGCCGTAGCGAAGGCATTGGCGATAATGCAGTCATCCCAGCCACGGCCGACAGCCTGGGCGGCGTTGTCGGAATACTGCGACTTGGGATCGACAATCGTTTTCAGTTCATCGAAGCTGTCGATGAGCTGGGTAAGTTCGCCGTCCTGCGGGAATACCCAACGCCGGGTGAAATCCGGGTCGGTGCGCTGGATGGGAGCGAAGCGTCCTGCCGGAGCTTTGAGCTGGACCGCGCCGATCTGGTTGACCGGCGATGCCATCTTGCCGACATGGAAGCCCTCGCGAAGCTTGCCGCGAAGTTTCGACCCCATCTGCTGGAGCTTCAGCTCAAGAACAGTCGAGAACTGGGTCGTGTAAAGTTGATAAAGACCATCAGTAGCCACGGAATGACTCCACAATCAAAGTGATCGTTTGGAGACCGTATCCGGGAACCGGGGGTCGGATGACTTGTCGAGCGGCCCAAATGGGTGTGCGCTCTTATGTCAGCACCCTAAATCCTATAACTGCTACTCGTTGTCAAGCTATTTCTTACGAAACTCCGTAAGCAATTGCGTGAAGATTTTCCATTTCCTTCTTCTCAGCCATTCCGCCAGCAAGATAACGGGCGGTCCACGTAGTATCACCTTTCAGTTCGTTAATACGAACGACTGCCGTTTCCTTGGTGTAGTAAGCATTACCGGAAGGACCGCCGCCGCCTACGAACGTATCTTCTCCGAGCTTCTTGCCGATAGTCAAAAGAAGCTGCATCGTTTCGGCCTTGCCGGCGGTTTCGCCGAGCTTCTGAATCGCGGCGGTCATCTTGGCCTGGTCGAACCCGGATTCTTTCATCAGGGCTTCATAAGCTCTGTCAGCAATCACCTTATAGGCCTCGTAATTCGGACCCCATGACTGCTTGAGCTGTTCAAGGGCCTTGGTCGCGGCTGCGGTTTCCTCCGCCGTCGACGCGGCCTTTGTGGTAGCCAGTTGTTTGATCGTGTTCTCTGCGAGCTTCTGCGCGGCAGCGGGTGAGAGCTTCAGTTCGCTCGCCTGCGATCGGATGAAGTCCTTCATCGCGTCGTCAACGTCGGTGCCGTCCGCGTGCTTCAAGCCTTCCAGCTTGTAGTCGTCGGCGTTCTTGGAATAGCCCAGTCGCTCGTAGACCGAATCCCATTCCTCCGGCGGAGCGTCGGACTTCGGGAGCTTTAGAAGCTGTTCCTTGGGAACGCCGATATAGGCCTGCGCTTCCTTATGCGCCTTGGCCGTATCCAGGAACGCCTGAACCGGGTCCTTGTCCGCTAACCCTCTGGACGTGATGTAGCCCTGAGTATCAGCATCGAGAGCCGAATACCATTTGTCTGCTGGCGGTGCTTCAACGGTGGTTGTTTCTTCAGTCATCGTCTTCCCCCTCTTCATATTTCACGACCACGGCGGAATCGCCGAGGCGGCGTTGCATCAATTCTTCGACTGTCAGACTTTTCTGAGCGTCGATCCTAAGCCAGACCTCTCTTCGCCCTTCCAGAACCGCGTGGAGCCTTGGGTCGGCATGGAAGCAGGTTTCATTGGCTCGGCAGAAGCGTGAGAGATCATTCAGGACCATTGCCCCCGATGGACCGGAGAACGCCATCAGATACGCCTTCTGGAGTTCGGCGGTATTGTCGAACAGGGCTTTCGCCTGTTCCTCAGTGATCGGCTTTGGCACTGGGCTTCTTTGCCGCGCGTGCGGCCTGAATCGGTGACTGCCAGTCCCAATAGCCGTTGCCATTCTGGGCGGGGTGGTTCGTCCCATCACGGGTTACGTAATCCGGAGCCTTTTCCTTGTGCGGAACGCTCTCAAGTTCCACCGAATTGACGCCGGGAAAGTAAATCCGAAGCGTCAGGCCATGACCGAGGTTGTTTGTGACCAAGGCCGCATAGGGACCGTCATAGCGTTTCCCATAGCCTTCGGTGAACCCGATCCTCTGCATCAGCCGTGGATTGTAGTAATCCACGAACGTTCCGATCCGGGGCTTACCCGGCACATGATCGACCATTATTGTCCTCCCGCTTGTTGTGGCACGGGCTGTCCGGCCCCCGGAGGTGCCTGTTGGCCGCCAGCTTTCGCCACCGTGGCTTGGGCTTTGATCATTGCAGCCTGCGCGGGTAGAGATTGAATCTGCTGCTGCTGCGCGGCCTGATCCGCCCTTGCTTTCCGTTTCTTCTGGATTGTCGCGTCGTCGTTGAGCCACCGTTCCGGCACGGCCTGGATCATGGCGATCTCACGAACCGCTACGTCGAAGTTGAACACGTCCAAGACAGAGGGGTCCTGTGTCGCGTTGACGATCTCTATCACACTCTGCTGGGTGCGCTGGAACCCGGCCACGTCCTGCGCCCGCTGGGCCCTGGCCAGAGGCGACGTGTAGACGACGTTATATTCGCCCTGCGCTTCCCGGATGACATCGGGCATCGGCGGGAACTTCTTCATCCGCGAAAGAAGGTCCAGCTCGCGGTGGATCATCGGGCCTAGGTATTCCGACTGCTGCCGACCCACGGTAGGAGCGATGAGGATACCCTTCTCGTTGGTCCGCTCGATAACCTCTGTCGCCGTCATCTGCGGCGTCTCTGTGAGGATCTGGAACAGGGTGACGAGGAAGGCGTCGTTGATCAGCGCCCGCTCCTCGTCCATCATCTCCTTCGTGACCTGAATCTGGCCGGTGGGAAGAATCCCGATTAGCGGCTTTCCATCCGCGTTCATGCCGCCCTTGTTCACCGCACCCGGCTTCATGGTCGGGTCGATCAACCCATCATCGTAGGTTAGAAGAGTTGGATCAGCCGCCCGGTGCCCGACCTTCAGGAACGTGGTCTTTTCGGCGTTCAGGGTCTTGAGGGCAGGGAGAACTTCCATCGCCGGGGACCGGCCATAGGTCTCCATCGGTGTCTGGATATACCGTCCTACTGCATATGGAAAAGAACGATAGCCGCCTTCTGAAAGTAATGCCCGGCCCTGAATAGAAATGTATTGAGACGAATAAGGCATTCCCTTGACGCCCCACGCGCCTTCTTCGTAATCTGTTTGAGGTTGGACGCAATGTAAGAAGTCATACATCTGCTCCGACTTCTGTTCCATTGCCGCCAGCAACATTGCCGGAATGCGATCACCGAACTTCTGGTAAGCTTGTCTTGGCGTCATCTTGAACCAGCGAATAACTTTATCCACTCGTCCCTGATGATTCTCGCTAATGAACAATTCCCCAATAGGAATGTTCTTGTAGCGGAGCTTGTTTACAGGCCGGTTCCAGTCATCGACTGCTTGGTCAATGAATAAACCACCAGTTCCATAAGCACCAATACTTCTATACGACCGCTGATTACCTGCGGTGAAGTTGGCAATAGCGTCATAGCGCTCCTGAAATAGTATCTTCGTGACTGCCTCATACCACAAACGGGCGTCACGGTTCTTCATTATGTCGGGATTGTCTGACGCCAACTGGTGCCAGATTTGGTTTCTAGGAGTAAGAAGGCTGTCGAGGATAGCCGAGAATCGTCCAAGCGCCATCATGCCCGTGGCATCGACCTGGCGGTCGGTCTTCTTCTGCCCAGGCCAGTTGTAGTTGCCGTAGTAGAAAGTGTTCCGTGAGGCGGGGTCGATCAGCTCCGCGATCTCTTCCCAGTGGGATGCGGTGGTGGAGCGCCAGAGATTCATCTGCCCGAACTCGGCGAGGCGGGCAGTTACAATCTCGTCTTCGTATCCTGACTGGACAGGCGCAGCGAGCTTCTCCTCGTGCAGCCGGACAAGCTCACCCACCCATAACTCCCGCCCCCATTAGCGCCTGAAGCGCCATTCCCCCGGTGTTCCCGACACCCGAGACTCCAGATAAAGCCAGGGCCCCGAAAGCCCCCGGCTGCTGGTTGGCGACAAGCAAGGCCCGCTTACGCCTGTCCAGAATCTCACTATCGACCTGCTGCTGAAGATCGGCTCCCAAGCCCAGATCGATCCCTGCCTGCGAAAAGGCTCCGGGATTTGTAGGAATTAAAGGACTTGGCTGGGCCATGATTGCCTATAAACCAGTAAACGGGTCTATGTCTACACCATGAGCCATGAAAACACCATCGCTCGATTGAATGTTTTTTCTTGCGAAGTCTTTCCAATGCTGTCCACCCAACGATCCCATTGGTATTCCGCCGACGCAAAACCTCTTCGCCATCATAACTAATATTCTGGTTGCTGACATAAGATCATCGTGGACTTTGACGATATTTCCGGTTTCGTCGCGGTGATAACTTACGAACTCTTCCCACCAGTCGATCAAATGCGAGCAGACCTTCAATCTTCCTGAAGTAAATCTCTGCTGCATTTCCATGATACCGGCTTCGGTCGCATATCCCCCGGTGGGGAAGGTGGCGTGGGTCGCGAACATTCTAAGTCCCAGACCCCGGTAAAGCCCTGCGGTTGTCTCCGGTGAATCGTCTCTTGTCTGACGGTGGCCGTCGTGGGGCCAGAATACCGGGGCTCCGGCGCACACCCGCTTCATCGCGTCGGCGTGCTGGATCGGCATCATGTTCTTTAGCTGGAGGGCGTGCGCGATGTAGATGATGTCTGTAATCGGGTCGTAGAAGCCCAGTACAGCAGCAAATGGATGGCTAAACTTTCTTGAAGCTCCGCCCATTCCTCCGAAGTCAACTCCCCAGCCAAGTCTCCAATGACCGAGAGGTTCTGTAATAGGTGGGATTTCGATGGTTTCACGTTGGATCGGAAAGATGGACCCTGATCCCATAACAG